TTGGCAACGCGTGCAGAGTCCTCCGCCTCTAAATTAAACTGAGACAGGGTTGCCGTTGTAACTTCAGCTGCAAATCCCAAATCGGCATTAGAAGCAGCGGCAAGGTTGAGAACGTTGGGTAAAGAAGCAATGATCTGCGCTGTGCTCTGTCCTGCCTGGCCTAGAAATAACTGTGCCTCCGCTGCCTGGGTAGCCGCAAAGACAGATTTAGAACCCATCTCAAGTGCAGCATCGCGCAATTTTTTCTGGTCGACTACATTGGCTTTGGTTACAGCCGAGACATTGCTAAGTTCCTTCTCAAAATCTGCGGCCTGAACAATAGAACCAACAAAAAGGGTCGCACCAATAACACTGACAGCAAGTGCGGCTTTTGAAAGCACGCGAATTTCGTTCTGATATTGCCGCACCTTCGCCAGCCCGGCATTGATTTGCTTACCGGCTTTAGCCAGGGCATCCTTCATCAGGTTCCTTGCCCTGAACACAATGGTCAGCTCTGCTGCTTTTTCAGCGGCCACGGAGATCCTCCGAGTGAATTCTCTGCATTTCTTTATGAGCCAGCTCAATCATTAAAATAATCGCCTGTTTAGTTTTATGCGGCATGTGTTTCTTAGCGTGAATATGAACATGCATCCCCCCTGATAAGGGGGGACTGAGGGGGGTTGCCTTACCCACGCCCCTTCCTCCTTCGGCTTTCAGCTTCTTCTTCCTGATGTTTGCTTAATTCCGAGCTGATGATGGCCATGCCCTCAACAAAAATAGAGGTCTGATCGAGCATGCCACCAGCAACCGGCAAATAACCCTTGTCGTAATGTGGATACTGAGATATCAAAACAAAACTCTTTTGCGTCAATAAAGGCAGAGGGCATTTATTCAGTTCCTCATCTTCAAAAATAAACCAACTGTTCTTTTTACTGCCGTCACAATCTCTGTGACGACATGTAGCGCAAGCGATATCCTGCAACTGCGTGAATACCGCTAATCGGAGTTTTTTGATTCCTCCTCCGTGAGCCCCTTGCCTTCCAAAATTTTCTCAGCGATCCACCGCCGCCAATGCGCTGGGAGGTAGTTAAAATTATCTGAATGTGGAGCACCGTTGTTATCACGCCACGGCACTTCTTTATCAGCAGATAGCTTGAAATTCTCCCAGCCCTTCAATCCTTTCTTTAACGCATTCAACACTGACGTGCCGCTCTTGAGGCGCATCGTGCTTCCCTCACCACCTCCCACTGAAGTCTCTGCAACGTTATCCTCCAAGGTCGCCGCGTCCTTGGCAGTTAAAGGCCGAATGATAAAAACAGGCCGCTCATCTTCTGGCAGTTCCATTGTCTCCGGATGACTGATTCTGTATTCAGCATCTGGATTGATCGCAAAAAATTTATTCATATTCATTTCCTTTCAAATTATCCTCCCCCTGTTAAGGGGGAATGAGGGGGTTGCTTTAAAATAATCGAACGCGCTGCGCTCTATTTAAATGTAAACTTCACTTCATTATCACCAACGTCACTGGAGAAGGTCAACGGAACCTCATAAGTGGCAAGCCCCTCTCTATCTCCACTCTTTATTTCTCGGTATTGAACAGAGGGCGAGGTTATCTCAATAATATTTCCTGCCGTGTTACCGACTTGAGAGGTGAACGCCATTGTCTCAGCGTCTTCCCATTTCTGGTGGATAGGGTGCGTTGCCTCCAACTCCTGTGCTGGGTCGATGCTTCCAGTAATCGCTCTTCCGGTCATTTCAAAACCTTTAAGTGCGCCGGCAGTGTTAGCGTCTTTCCGCTTGGCAATTTCAAGACCTGCATCCAATGAAAACTTGTCAAATTCCGGGCTCCAAGCACCATCAATAACTAAGTTAGCGTTTTCAAATAACGGAGGCCGGGTTGAGTTAAAGGCGAGGCCACCGGGAGTGACCGTGTCTGTCGGGCGGGCGTAAAGTCCAATCACCGACATGTCGATCTTGCCAGGGTTTCCCGCAGTAGCATCAAAGCGAAAACTATTCACAAAACCATAATGCATTTTCTTTAAAACACCATCGAAGTAGCCATAAATTGTCACGGTCTCCAGGCTCGTGCTTACTGGGTCATATTCAATCTTCCCATCACCTACACCACCGCCAGACTCAGCGGTCAAGGTGACTCCAAATCCTGCGGAGCGTAAAAGCGGATCGATCTCAGGAACATCAGCAACCCCACCGGCGTTGGCGGTGCCACTGCCCTTGAGCTCAACATCAAATGTTGCCTCATACCACCGTGCTCCAAGAACATGGGGGAATTGCGAGAAAGAACCCCTGTTAAGTATTCTTTCTATGATTTCTCCAGCCGGTTCCATCTTTAAATTTCTCACCGCGATGGCATTCGCTCCCGGTGTCGGGGTCGGATCAATGCCTCGCGTTGCCTCGTTTTTCGCAAGTATTACGGAAAGCTTTGTGTTGGCCATTATCTTTTACCTTCTTTCCCGGAATTCTTTGCTGCATCCGACGCTTTGCCGGGCAATTCCGTTACTGGTTTTTTATTTTTGCCTTCTTCTTTGCGCAGTTCTTCTGCTTTTAACCTGCGCTCTTCCTTAACCTCGGCGTGATACTCGGCGGCATCTGCATCAGAAGCTTTTCGCACACCGCCTTTCCCAACATGGTTTTCAATTTTATTTTTCATAACCGTCCTTTCTATAAACTCCCTCTTTCTTAAAGAGGGAAGGTGTGATTCACATTCAGCGGTTCGTTATTTTTAAATCATGCAACCCAGTTAATCCTGAACGACATTTCAAAAACAGCAATTTCAGGTGTGACCAATAATGGAATCCGATCAAACCTCTCAAGCCCTGGATATACGTTTTCCAAGCCCAATTCATTATTATGAAGTGCGTTGTGAACAAGCTTGGTAACACTCAATGCTTGCTGCTTTGCATCGAACTTCCCTCGTAGATCCTTTGCAAATACCACTACGTTGTATTGATTCTTTTGGATGTAGGTACGACCCCTTGTTGAAGCATCGAGACCGTCACGAACATAAGTCACAAAACAAGCCGGTGGTAGACCCTTGATATCTTTTAGATCGTCAATGCCAAACTGCCCATCGTAACGATCAAAGGTTTTCACAACCGCATTAACAGCCGCATCGTTCTTCAACGCATCGATGATCAACTGCTCGACCACTTCAATATCTTGCGGCATTAAAATCCTTCCAAAGTTGTTTTAGTAAAAGTGCGATCGCATTCCGTTTTAGAAGAAACAGGGCCGCCCTCTGTATTCTCATTGGCAAGGCTTGCCTCATCATCGCCAAGCGTTTGTTTCCGATCTGCAATGTTTTTTAAAGTCATAAGAGCATCCTTGTACTCTCCCTCCCGTACTTCATCCGGAGATCCACGACGAACAAAAAGTTTCCAGATAGATATAGTCACCGAAAGGTTTTTAATGATTCCTGGTACCGGAGACAAAGGAACCGTTTTAACCTTGCCAACAAAAGAATCTATCTGTTCATCCGCTTCTAAAATCACCGCATCAATAACGGTCTGATCGACGGTTCCCGCGGAAACATCGTCCGTCATCTCAATAATCAAATCGTTGCTGATCTTCTTTTGTAAATCTGAGAGGGTGCAATAAGGCATGAACTATTCCTCCTCAGACCAGGCTATCAGTTGAGCAGCAGAGAACTCCTCCCACAAATTATCCCAGGATTTGTCTTTTACCTGGTACATCGCAAAGGAAATTTCCTGTGCATTTACCCAACCTAAATCTTTGAAAGTTTCTTGCGTGTAAAAATAATCAGGACCTTTCTTTTCGCGGTCCTTATTTTTTTCAGCAGCAGCAGCTTTGGCATCTTCCTGAGCTTTGGTAAATTTTTCTTCATCAGTCATTTTAGTGGCCGGAGTTCCAGTATCCATCTCCAGTTTCACTTCATGCAATTCGGCGGATCCTGATTTAATCCACCGTCTTGCAATTTCCTCATCTACATCCACGATTTCTCCAGTTCCATAAGTCTTACCATCGTGAAAACAAGGATAAGTTCGTTTGACATTCATTTCGATCTCCTATTCAAACCCTCTTACGCTAAAAAGGGGGTTGGGTTAGCTTTGAAAAATTTCTACTACACTGCGTCTTCGATGAAATAAGCCACATCAGAAGCAACAACTTTTTCATCAGAGTTCCAGGTGGTCTTTACGAAAGTCGCACCTTTAACGCCACGCTTCTCATCAAATGAAGTTCGAGTTTGCTTTATGGACTCTACAAAAGTATTTCCAAAATGGACGCTCTTCAGGGATGGGCTTTTCTTTACATGCATCAATGACACATGGTTACCCCATAGCTTGGAGTAGGAAGCGGCCTGTCCCTCTTTAGCCGTGTTATATTTCGCACGACCTACTAAGACATTTTCCACTTCAAATAAATCTGCAACGGCTTTGAGCGATGCCAGACCACCACGTGGGGCAGATCCAACACTTGATCCAATAGCATCCAACACTTCAGGAAGCACTCGGAATATCCTCCAAACCGCTTCACCAAATACAATCGTATTGGGTCGCAGAAATGCGGTGTCCAGACCGAGAAGGATATTATTTATCGGGGCATCTGCGCTCTGTCCCCATTGTCCAGTACCCGACAACTGAATTTTGTTTGCAGCGGGGTAAGTGGCCGGACTAAATGCAATATCAGAAACCCGTTTTTCCTGCGCCACATCAAGAAGTTCATTCTGCAATTCGGTTTCATCTAACTTCGGTGAAAGCGGAGAGTCCGCGTTTTCTTCGGATTCTTTGGAAACCCAACCACCAAGTCCATGCCCTTTACAGGAGTAATTATCCTGAGACGTGCTGAAGTCAACTTCGTTTGGCATTGCGGTTGCGCCGAGCTTGTCATCCGGGATCCGGAACCGCTCGTCCTTGTCATACTTAAAAAAAGCATCCGAAAGTTTCTTGACTTTGACAATGGGCATGACCATAGGCCAAATCATTGCCGCGTTTCGATACTGAACACTGAAATTACTCAGTGGTTGATTAATGTGTAGAGTCTTAGGTTCTGGCATTTGAAAAATCTCCTAATTGAAATTGAAAAATTATTAAATAAAGGGAACGCTTACACCATGCCTGGCATTAACAGAACCGTTCCAATATCACCATCAGCACCATTGGACATAGCCATTCCTATCACGCGGACATCAGAGCCAACAGCAGTGGTTTCATTCTGCAGGTAGGTAGCATTAGTGTTTTCCAAATGAGTATGGCGAGTTGCCTTAACCGCCTTTCCATTGGCATCTGTAGTCAACATTTCTCCTTGAACTACTGCGCCTCCAAATTCCACTTTTGAAATACCAATCACCATGAGTCGCGCTCTTTCGGTATCCGCTGCATCATGCTGAACAACGCCCATCAATGACTCCGTTACTGCTGTGGCAGGTGCCAGGTCATCTTCATTCGTGCCCTTTTTCACAATACGAAATTTTGTTAAAGCGCCATCTGCGACGCACTCTTTTTCTAAAACTGAATTAGGTCCTAACATTTATTTCTCCTTACATTGAATTCAGAAAACCAAAAATTTGTTTTTCCTTAATTTTTATTGTTCAACCAACTGAGGATTGAGTTTGCTGACCTCAAGCAACGCTTCCTTGTATTCAACATTATTTTTTTCAGCAAACTCTTTAGCCAACTTGTCAAGGCTTGCTCCAGCTTCCGGTCCATCTCCATCAGAGATCTCATTGAAATTCACAGATTGAGGGAATACATCCATCAAACCTTTAAATTGTTCAAACTGAGTTGCCTTTTTGGTTTTTCCTTCACCATCGGCAAACTCAATTTCAGCTTCGTTATCCAGTGATTCCATGAATTCAGAAAGACCCGATTTTTCCCAAGCTGGAAGAATCTTTCCTGCCTTCACACCTTGCTCTACAAAACTACTGATGTAGGCTTTGTGGTCTTTTTTCTTTTTCTCTTCAAAGTTCGCTTCCAATTTTGCGAGGCGGTCCTTTTCCTCTTTATTTTCTTCTTCAAATTCCTTTTTAGCGGTGTCACGCGCTTCCTTCGCTGCCTGTTCTTTTGCTTCATCTAACTGTTTTTGTGTAAACGTAGCGTCTGGCATACCTTCCTCACTTTCTGTTGGTTGGGAGAATAGAGGATCATCACCTACCTCTTTCTCCGATGGTTTTTTAATAAATTCAAGATCGAAGCTGTCAATGATCTTGTCTGCTGTTTCCGCATCCTCTTTTTCAATAACCCAATCTCGAAACCTTCCTAAAATGCGACTTATAGCGGCGAACTTTGAATCATCCTGTTGAGAGAATTCAAAAATCACTACGTTTTCTTCATCCTTAAATTGAATATCTGGAAGTCCTTTAACAGCGGGAGAAGCTGCACCCAAGAATCCAACATGCCGCAAACTTCCATCCGGATAAAATGCAGCACTTCTTTTCTTGAATAATCCGCGTTCAACCATTTCCACGAATTCCGGCGCCGCATCTTTGATTTTTGCTAGAAGCAAATCTCCATCCCGCTTCAAACCTTCAACCCAACCAAATGCAGGCGCATTGGTTTTGGGGTGTCCGATTACAACGGGTGGCTCGTGTTCCTCTGCGTTAAATTTAGCGATAGCGGTGTCAATCACCGCATCTCCATCATGCTCATTCCCCGCGCTATCGGTTTGCTTTCCTGATTTAAATATTGCGATCCATTTACCGTTCATGCTTTTAACTCCCGTGACAAATTTCGTTTATGTTCGTGCCCCGCAGGGA